ATTATCTACATACTGTTTGCTTATTCCAACTTTTTCTAAAGCTTCATAAGATTTATCATCTAATTCACCTTTTTCAGAATATTCTTTTTGTAAAGAAGACATATCTAAACCGGCATCAGCAACAGCTTGTTCAGCTATTTCTAATTTACCATCTGATTTAGAAGCTTCTGTTTTTTGAGTTGCTTTACTTACAGGGTCTATTGCTTCTTTAGACTGTCCACCAAGTTTTTTTTCTAATTCTGAATATGACTTAACTAAATCTTCAACTGAATTAAATTTTTCAGGTAAGCCATCAGGTTTACTTTGTGCGGGCTGTGTCTCATTTACTTGTTCTACTGGTTTTTCTGAACCAGTTTCTTCTGCTTTTATTTCTACGCTATCTACCATTTTATTGTCCTTGTTGTTGTTTCATCATACCGCTAACCGCAGGTGCGATAGCTTTTTCAGCCATTCCCATTATCTGCTGGTTTTGCATTTGCGCTTGCATTTCTTCTTGCTCTTGCATTAGTTCTTCATTAGACTTAATAAGTCCTTCTGTATCAATTCCTAATCCAGTAGCAATACGTTTTATTAAATCCTGAGTATTCAAACTTTGAACTATCTGAGGATTTACTTGTGCTAAGTTTCCAATCTCAGCAACAAATTCTCTTAATTTTTGTAAATCATTTCCTCTACCTAAAGCTTCTACACCTGTAATAATTGTAGGTTTAACAGAATCTTTTGGTAAAGAAGGTATCTCATTTGTTTGAGACATTCTTTTCATTAATATGGTCACTAAAGGTAATTGAAATTCTTGAGACAATAAAGAATAAATACCACCCATAGCAGTTTCTAATTGCTGTGCCATATATCTAATTTCTTGAGCTGTAACTCTTTCAGCATCTCTTTGAATTGCAGTGTTTAATAAAAATGCATAAGACATTCTTTCTTCTAACTTAGCAATACTTCTTTCAACTACTTGTAAGTCATATTGTTTTTGTGCTTGTAATACAGAAACATCATCTTGAGTACCTGTAATAATATCTCCATTTCTAGTGTTAGCTAAATCTTTTTTTCTAGTTACAGAATTTGGTCTAACCATAAACACTACTTTAGATGATGCCGCCGCACTTTCTACAAGAGCTTGTGATAAACCTTCTAATGATTTTAAATCACCTAAAAATTCTTCAACATATCCTCTACCATAATCTTCATTATCAACTCTAACCATTCTTAATGCTTGGTAAGGTAAACTGTCTGTATTGTATGAACCAATAGAATTTTCTATTTTAATTCCTTTTACTTCTTGACAAGTGTAAAACTTTTTTTCATCTAATTTATAAACGTGTGTATATAAATCTATTTCTTCATCAGGTTTAAAATCTTCAAACTCAGACATTCTTTGAACAGTATCGTTATCTAAATATGTTGGATGAATAGTTTCTTTAATAACTATTTCAATAATATTTCCAGAAGCATCTCTTTTACAAACAAAATTTGTTAATGGAAATACTCTCATATTTCCTTTTTTTGGTAAATAAGTTAATACGTTACCTGCAACAATTAAATGTTTTAATGCTTCAAACACACTAACTCTTAAAGCTAGTTGTTCAATTTTATTTGAAACTTCTCTTTCAATAGTTGCTAAAGATTTTTCTACTTCAGACTTAATTTCTTTTTGTTGGTCTAAATCTTTTTTAGCTTGACCTGAAATTGATAATCTAAAAAAAGGTGAGTTAGGCGGAAGTAATAATAATAAAAGTTTAGATGCTAAATTGTTAACACCTCTAGCGCCTACTGATTGAAAGGGATTGTATAAATCTGTTGATGAATGAAAACCATCTGGTGGAAGTAAGGAAGGAATTGTAAGCTCACTACATTCTTGAGCTCTATCTAAGAAATGTTCTCTGTGTTGTTTTAAAGTTTCGTATCGCTCTTTAGCGCTTTGTTGTAGTCTGTTATTTAAGTACATATATTAAGATATATTTAAACCAGATACTGTAGGTATATTTAAACCAGATGAAGTTTGTAAAGCAGAAGTTCCTCTTTTTCTACTTGCTTTTTTAGCTACTGCTTCTTTTTCAACATCTACCGCAGTCTCAACTGCTGAAGCTTTTGTTTCTCCAATAGGAGATGGGCTTTCAACAACAGCTGGTGGCGGAGCTGGTTGTACCTGTGGTACCTTTGGTGCTGACATACACATAATTATTTCTCAGTCCTCTCTTTTAACGTATTGATAAATTTAACAACATCTCTCTGACCCGCTTGAAAATAAATTTGATTAGGCTGTTCTGTAACAGAAGCAGACTTTTCAGGGTAAACTTTGTTTAATAGTTTAATTAATTCATCTACCGTTGCAGGTAAAATTAAATCATCTTGGTCATTCATATGTTGTTTATTCTTCTAAAAAGGGCACTTTAGTCCCACAAACTTCCAGTTATTGTTCCTTTGTTATATTCTGTTGCTCTATTTTCAAAGAAATTAGCGTGTTCTACACCATTTAACACCCAGTCTAACCATCCTAAAGGATTGTCTTTTACCTTATAATTTGGTTTTAATGAAAGCTGTAACAGTCTTCTATCAGCAATGTATCTAATATATTCTTTAACTTCTTCAGGTTTTAATCCTCTAATACCACCCATAGAAAAAGCTAAATCAATAAATTTATCTTCTAAATCTACCATATCACGACAAGTTTGATAGATACTGGCTTTAAATTTTTCTGTCCAAATATTCGGGTTTTCCTTAATCAATTGATGAAATAATTTAATCATACTTTCAACGTGATGTGTTTCATCTCTAATAGACCAAGTAACAATTTGGCACATACCTTTCATTCTTCCATATCTTTGAAAGTTAAGTAACATTACAAATGATGCAAACAATTGTAAGCCTTCACCAAAAGCAGAAAAGCAAGCTATTTCTCTAGCTAAACCTTCTAATCCTGCACCTTTACTTTTAAATAAATATTCGTGCTTATTAGCCATTTCTTTATATTCTTGAAACGCTTTATATTCTTTATCAGGCAAACCAATTGTATCATTTAATAATGAATAACTGTGTGCGTGATTTGCTTCACTTGTAGCAATTGCAGACAACATCATTCTAACTTCTGGTGCTTTAAATTTAGGAATATATTTATCAAGATAAGCTTGTGCTATATCCACATCTCCTTGAGTAAAAAATTTTAAAATTTGTCCGATAAGATTTTTTTCTTCTACTGTTAATCTTTCGTTCCAATCTCTTACATCTTCGTGCAATGGAACTTCGCTTGGAAGCCAATGCATTTTTTGTTGCATATCATAAGCTTCAAAAGCCCATCCATAATCAAATGGTTTGTAGTATGTTCTCTTATCGAATAAACTCATATTTTATTTTTTAACTCCTCTAAATATTTTTCTTCTTCTTTTTGTTCTGGGTTTTTCTTTTCTACTTTTTTCTTACCCCATATATCGTGCCAATTATTTTTAAATTTTTCAGATGGAATGTGTTTACCATCTCTTATTTTATAACTGTTGAAACCCATAAATATAATTCTACTCCTTCTATTATTATTATAACAAGTAATTCTAATGCTAGGATAGTGTGATACACTGTCCATAACACAGATTGCTTTGTTGTTTTTTGTTTTCTTTTTTTACGTTTTGTTTTAGTTATACTGTCAAACATATTTACATCAGTCATTAACCCTCACAAGCTAAACAATCAGCTTCTGGTATGATTGTTCTTTCTATTTTTTTAGAAACTAATTCAGCACGTTTAATTGCTTCAGAACGACAATAATATAAAGTCTTTAAATTTTTCTTCCAAGCCAACATATGTATATCGTGAAGTTCTTTAATATTAACATCAGCAGGTACAAACACATTAACTGATTGTGCTTGACAAATATATTTTTGTCTATCAGATGCGTGTTCTATTATCCATTGTTGATTAATTTCTATTGCTGTTTTAAATATATCTTTTTCATTATCAGATAATTCTTTTAAATGTAAAACTGAACCTCTATTTGCTAAGATAGATGTCCAAGTTTTTTCATTGTTAATTCCTTTTTTATCTAATAATTTTTCTAAATATTTATTCTTAACTAAAAATGAACCAGACATAGTTTTTTGTACATAAGCGTTTGCTCTGTATGGTTCGATAGATGGAGAAGTTGTACCACAAATAATAGAACTAGAAGCGTTAGGTGCTATTGCTAATAAATGTGCGTTACGTAATCCAGTGCTTTCCATATCAGGCGCTTCACCTCTTTTAATTGCTAGTCTTTTACTTTCTTCTACTGCTTGCTCTTTAATACTTTTAAAAATTTTCATATTTAATGATTTAGCTAAAGCACCTTCAAAAGGAATTCCTTTAGATTGTAAGTATGCGTGAAAACCCATAGCTCCTAAACCTAAACTTCTTTCATTGTTAGCACTAAACCTTGCTCTAAACAATTCGTCTGGCGCTTTGTCAATAAAATATTGTAATACATTATCTAAATATCTTATTAAGTCTGGTATAAATAAAGTATCGTTTTTCCATTCATCATACTTTTCTAAATTTACAGAAGACAAACAACAGACTGCTGTTCTATTCTCATCAGTTGCTAATGTTATTTCAGAACATAAATTAGAATGATGTACTTTTAATCCTAATCTTTTTTGTGTTTCAGGTAATGCTTCATTGATTGTATCTATGAATGAAACATAGGGCTCACCAGTGGCAACTCTTGTCTCTAATATTTTTAACCACAAATTTCTAGCTGATATTGTTCTCACTACTTTTTTTGTATGTGGGTCAATTAAATTCCAAGTGTCATCATAAGTTGGTTCTTTAATACAGTTATCAATTAACTGCATAAACTCATCTGATATGTTTACACCGTGATGTAAGTTTAAACATTTTCTGTGCACATCACCACCACTAGGTTTTCTCATTTCTAAAAATTCTATTATTTCTGGATGAGATATATCCATATAAGCGGCATAACTACCACGTCTTGTTTTACCTTGAGAGAAAGCAAGTATCTCACTATCAACTACGTGAAGAAAAGGAATTGAACCTGATGATTGTGAACCACCAGAAGTTTGTGTTCCATCACTTCTAATGTGTCCCCAGTAACCACCAATGCCACCACCAACAGAAGCAAGCCAAGCGTTCTCTGTGTAGTGACCTGTTAATCCTTCTCTGCTATCACCAACATAATTTAAGAAACAAGATATTGGCATACCTCTTTTACTTCCGGCGTTAGACAAAACAGGCGTTGAATACATAAACCAAAGTTTAGATGCATAATCATAAATTCGTTGTGCCATTTCTTCATTGTCAGAAAATGCTTTAGCCGCTCTCATAAAACCATCTTGCGGTGATGTTTCTTCAGATAATAAATATCTGTCTTTTAATGTTGTCTTACCAAAATCAGTAAGTAATTCATCTCTTTCATAATTTATCATAGGAACTTCACTTCTATAAAATTTGCTCTATCTAAAGTTAAATAATTAATTGCTATAGGTTCAAATTCTTCTAACGCATCAAATACAGTTTGTTTGTTTAAAGAACCACAAGTGTAAACATCTAATTGAACAACCGCCGGAGCATCTTCATCCCAAGAATGAAAAGCAATGTGTGATGTTTCAATACATTGAACACAAGTCAATCCTTTGTTACCTTCTTTATTTACATACACAGCAACAGTATCTCCTAATGGTTTCATATTAATATTTTTTACTAATTTTTGAATCCATTTTTTAATAAATTCTACATCTGTTGGTGGGGTTTTTACAGTTGCTCTTATAATAATATGTTTATGTTCTAACATTCTTTAGTTCTTTCTCAATTATAAAATTAATATATTGTTTTGCTTTTTTTAAATCTTCAACACCACCTTTTTTACGCCAGCGTGTTATGTATTTAATAACATTACCTTCACAGAAATTTAAATTATTTGATATAATATAATCAATAGGTTCTATTTTATTCTGTGCATAGTGTGGCGGTTGCTTAATTAAATCTGCCATAGTTTTACTTTTCCTGTTTTTTTATTGTATTCTCCGTGTCTTAGAATACGTGCAACTCTAGCTTGTTGTAAAGCTTCAGCTTCAGTATATCCTTTTTCAACGTAAATCTTTTTAACAATTTTCCATAAGTCTAAAAGGGGAACGTTAGTATATTTCTGAATTAGTTTCTCAGCAGTTTTAATACCAACACCTTCAATACCATCATAACCATCAACTTTATCACCAGTTAATGTTTGTATCATAAACCAATAGTCTGCCATTCTTTGTGGTATGTTTTGAACATTAAGACCATCAACAGATAAATTACAAGGAACAGTTTTTAAATCCTTATCTATACTAACAACAATACGTTCTTCATCAGTAGGTTCAGTTGACATAATACCTAGAACATCATCAGCTTCTAAGTTTTTCCACACAACACCATTATGTTTTTTAATTACATAATCACGCAATGCTTTTAATGTCATTGGTTTACGTTTGTCTTTTCTATTACTTTTGTAAGTAGGAAGTATTTCTTTTCTAAAATTATTAGTATCTGTCAATGCAACAATATAATCGTCTGCATTTAAACTAGCTCCTAAATCATCTATAACTAAATCAACATCTGCTTTACAAATGTTTTCATCACAATGTAATGTCCAAAGTCCATCACCCCAATGTGTGTCAACTTCATTATTAAGTGCTATCTTATATAATAAAATATCACCATCTATTAATAATACTTTTTTCTTTTGCATATTTTTATCCTATATATTAAATGTTAATAAATCTTCTTTAGGAATTATGTGTCCTTTAGAACTCCAGTTATCACCACCAATTTTGATGGGATATTTAACCATAAGTTTTTTAAGATGGTCAGTGGGTATGATTACCCAAACTTGATTTTCTCTCTCAGGTTTATACAAACATATTGCATAGTTTTTTGAATCTGTATTATATATGCCAGATACTTTTCCTCTGCTTTCAGTTTCAATATATACATTACCTGTCTTTATACATAACCTATCAGACTTACATTCTATCTTACCCTCTATTGCTTTTAAAAATTCATTTTCACAGTCTTTTCCAAACTGTAAATCTAAATCAAAACGAGGTTGTGCTTTAGTGCGTTTCACTCCAATTGTCTCCTATTTTATATTCACCAGTTAATGGAAGTCTTATATTAAAATATTCACCAGTGTCTTTTATTGCTTTTATGGCTAACTGCCCTACTTCTTCAGCATCTTTTTCAAGACACTCTACTTGTATTTCATCGTGCACCCAGACAACTTGTTGAGCTTCAGGGATTTTTTTAATTACTTTATCAAATTCAACAAGCCATCTTTTACAAACTAATGCGCCTGAACTTTGTAATAAAGTATTTAAAGCGGCGTGAGCTGAACGAACTTTAACTCGTCTTTTATCAAGACCAATTAAATACCCTCTCTCAGACGCTTGTTGTACATTCTCAATTAACCTACTTAATGCAGGTAAATTATTTAAGAATCTTTTTTTAATTTTAGATGCTTCAGCAACTGTTTTGTTTGTAACTTCCGCAATCTTTTTAACACCACCACCATATAAAAAACAGTAGTAAAATCTTTTGGCTAAGTCTCTATTGTCTAACCCTGCTAAAGTCTGTGTTTCAGTGTGGATATCGCCATCCAAGACTACTTTTGCATAGTTGCCATTATCATACTTAGCCATATAGTGAGCCAACATTCTCACTTCTAAACCTGAGACATCAATGCCTACAAGTTTTTTACCTATTGGAACTGTAAATAACTTTCTACATTCTTTGCCATAAGGTACAGACACGCTTGGTATCTGTGCCATATTAGGATATGAATGAGTTGCCCTTGCAGTCACTGTTGAATTAGTATTACAAGTGCCGTGTATTCTATTATTTTTTTCGTGTTTCAACCAAGCTTGTGCTCCGGTTGCAAGTTGTCCAATTCTTTTATCTAATAAAAAATGCTCACACAATATTTGTGCAGGTGGATAAGATAAACTTTCTAATATAGTTTCATCTAGTTTAGGCTTACCATCATCAGTATAAATTGTAGGTTTCCAATTATACATTTTAATTAATCTATCTGCTATGTGCTGTCTGCTTGAAGGATTAAACACAACAGTTTTTTCTTTATAATATATTTCACCTTTAACATAACCTTTTGCTTTGTTATTTACTTTAGGTACAAATGGTGTACGTTCAATTTTAGGTGGGAATATTTCTTGAAGTTTATTTTCAAGCTCAAGTCTTCTGCTATTTAATTTTGAATATAATTTTTTAGCTTCATCAGTATTAAAACTAAAACCATATACTTCTTGTTTATAAATTAATTGTGCAACACTATGTTCTAAATCCATAGCTTGTTGTGAATACTTAATATCTTCAATCATCTTATAAAGATTATAAGTTACCTCAACATCTTGTTGACAATACTCTAACATCTCAGGTGTATAATTTTTCCAGTCAGTATCAAACTCAGCTTTGTAATTACCTATTCTATTACCCCAAGCTTTTAAACTATGTCTTCCAATACAATCTCTAGGAAAATCTTTACGTTGAAAATCTTTTTCTTTTACATCTGGAAATAACAATCTTGTTGCTACAAGTGTGTCAAAAATTTTTCCCTTAAAATCAAAGGCAGGATATAATTTTTTAATTACTGGTATATCAAATTTAATAATGTTATGACCAACAATTAATTCAGCTTTAGATAATTTATTTAAAGCATCTTCTTTACGAAGAAGTAACATTTCATTTGTGTTTATATCTTTTAAAACAATACAATGTATTTGTGTTACATCATCTAACAACCCATCTGTTTCTATATCAAATATATATTTCATATTTTTATTACTTTCGTTTTTACTATATTAACCGTAGGAATTGTTGTAACGTTACCAACGTCAGCAACTGTTTCATCATCTGAAAAATTTATATCAGCACAAATTATATGTACTTCTTTATTCTTTTTTATTAACCATCCTGATGAAACGCAAATTGTTGGCGTTCCTAATTTAGCCATTTGTAAACTTGACCATTCAGAATCACTCACTGTATCTATCCACCAACACATAACAAATTTAGCGTTAAGTGTTTTTTTATTTATAACAGGTAATTTCATTTAATGTATATGTTTGTGTAATTTAACATCAACGTTCCAAGCCGCTTCTTCACCATTAAGAGCCAAGCCCATTAAGGCTTCTTGTAATAATGATGCAGAATTTTCTAAAGCAACGTGTAATGTTACAGGTTTGTTTTGTCTTTTAGCATTTTCAACTGCTGATAAAACATAGAAAGTCCAAGAGATAGCAGTAATATTTTTGCTATCAATTTTTTTCTTTTTAATTATTTTAGAAGTCATCAATTGTTTCTGCTTGTACTTCAGACAAACAACCAGTTTCTAAATCATAACGTAAACTACAAGCTTTACCAGTCTCACCACTAAATCTATTTTTTAATACATTTACTTGTGCAATATTATTTTCAGCTTGTAAATCTCTTGATAATCCAAGAACCATATCAGATAGCTGTGCTATACTTTGACTGCCTCTAAGACTATTCATAGATACTTGCAAACCATCTTCATAACCTTTGTTACCATCTTTAGTTCTTGATAAATGTGATACAAGTATTAAACCAATACCAGTTTCTTCAACTAATGTTCTAAGTTTAGCTACAAAATAATCTATTAATTTACGTTCATCATTTGTATTAGCATCACCTAATGCAGACAAAGCCATATGCAAATGGTCAAGTATTACATAATCAACACTACAAGCTTTAGCCATATATCTAATTTTAGATAATAAATTGTCAGCAACTGTGCTTCCAAAATGATTATATAAATAAAATTTACCGCTACCAATTGTAGAGTTAAAAGTTTCTTTTAATTCTTTTTCAGTAACACCTTCTCTAGTTAGGTGTAATGGTTTCTTTAATTCAACACCCATAATGCCAAGAGCACTACGTTTAATACTTTCTTCTAAAGCAATGTATCCAACAGTATAATTATTTTTTAATAAATGTAATGCTACGTGCCTACAAAAACTAGATTTACCTACGCCACTACCTGCTGTAATAGTAACTAACTCACCTTTTCTTAAACCGTGTGTTTTAATATTTAAACATTCAAATGGGTAAGGTACTGTAATTTGTTTATCTTCTTTTTGTATTTCATCCCACAAATCAGAGCCCAATACTATTCCATCAGGTCTGTAAGCTTTACTAGCCCAAATACAATCAGTAAGTTCTTTTGTTTTATTTGCTAATAACATTTCGTTAGCATCTTTTAATGGTAACGTACAAATTTTAGCTTTGTTTGGTGAAAATAATTTAGCACATTCTAATGCCGCTTTTTGTCCGTGTTCATCTTGGTCAAAACAAAACACAACACTTTCATAACTCTCTAACCATTCAAGTTCTTTTTGAATATCTTTTTTTGCACCCTGTGCACCAGACTTTATACTTACTACTGGAAATTTATTTTGATTGACACGAGAAATTGATAAAGCATCTATTTCACCTTCAGTTATGATAATCATTTTACCACCATCACGCCATAGATGCTGTCCAAATAATCCTGATTGTCTTGCATCACCTAACCATTGAAAAGTTTTATCAGGGTATCTTAATTTTTGTGCTACAAGTTCTTTATCTTTGTTATAGTAATTTGCTATTTGACAAGGTCTGCCAAACCAAGCGCCAGTTTGATAATTAAATTTTTGCGCTGTATTAAAATCAATATTTCTTTTTGATAATGCTGTTACATTACCAGAAATAAAATCTTTACTTACTTCGTTTGTTTGTTTCAAATCTTCTACTCCTTTTTTTAATGTGTTACAAGAAAAACAAAAACTATGCCCATCATCATAGATAGAATTAGCGTCACTAGAATTGCACTCATCACAATGTGTGTGATATAAAAAGTTACTTTCAGTTTTGTCCATAAAATTTTTTGCCTAAATATTTTGAGTTTAGCTTACTGAATATGAGCACACACTCAGTAAGCAACAAACAAACTATGTCAACAATTCTTTTACATCAAATTGAGGACATAATGAGTTAGCCACATCTCTGTGACCAACAACTTTAACATCTTTGTAATTGGCTTTTAAAACATCTATGAGTTTAACTAAACTATCATATTGTTTGAAAGTAAAATTACAATCTGGTTGTCCATTAACATTTTGTCCACCAACTAAACAAATGCCAATGGAATTTTTATTAGACAAGGCAACATCTGTTTCAATATGTGCGCCTGCAATCATTATGTCTCGACCATCCTGTATAGAACCGTCTCTTTTTATGACTTTATGAAAAGCGCACGAGAATAAACCTTCTTTTCTATGTTGCTTGTCTAAATCTTTAACATCTAAATTTTGTTTTGGATTTGTATTAGTTGAATGAACAACAATGTACTTTGTTTCTTTTCTTATATTGTTCATAACCATCCTTCAGGAACGTGCCTGTCTGCATATTTAAATCCATACTTATCACACCACATACCGTATGTAGTATTTGATTTTTTACTTATTCTAGTTTTTGAATTGCTAAATATAATTCTAATATCTAAATCAGGATGCTGTTCTTTTATAAGACGCATTTTCTGACGGTCTTGAGAAGTAAAGTAACCTTTAGTCTCAATGTAAATATTATTTTTAATTAAATAAAAATCAGGTGTGTAAGTATGTATTTTTTGTGGTTTAACGTAACTTAATTTTAGTTTTTCAAATTTATATTCAATTTGTTTGGTGTCAAGTTCAGAAGCAATTGCTTCTTCTAAACCTGACCTAAAACCGTAACGCAAACCAACTTGATTAGAAGTCAGCTTCTGCTTTTTCTTCTTGTACCACATTTGTGTTTGCACTTTCTGGCGCTGTATATCCGCCTTCAACATTGTTAAAGCCGTAACCTTCAGCATTGCCAGAACCACCCTCAACTAGCTTAGTTATTTGCACTGCTCTTAATCTCAGACTTACGCCTGCGCCTGCCATTGCAGTGAACCAGTGAACTAACTCAGCACTAACTTTCATCTCACTTCCAGACCAAACGTTAGTATCAATTAAAGGTTTACCAGAACTATCAAATATCGCTACTTTAAATGGAATTACTTTTCCATCTTTAGCAATTATTTGTGCTTTTCTTTTAAATTTGAAAATAATATTTCCAGTTGGAACATTTTTTTCATCCATTTCTTCTTCATATGGTGGATTAGCACGTTTAATAGTTTTGCCTTTATTTTTTTCTTTAGCAATTTTTAAACTAGCTTCCATCTCAGCGTTAATCTGTTTGATTAATGGCTGTGCCTTATCAAATGGAACGATAAGATTTACTTTGTAATGACCATCAG